AGGCGCTCCCGGCCTTTACGAACCCACACCATCGACGCACCGTTTTTCGGATTGGCGATAAATGCGTCTTCGTAGTTCCGATGGCCAACCGACACACCCGTCGACGTTTCCTTGGGCTTGCCCAGGTAGTGAACAGCGATCGGCTTCAAACCGACCCACACTTTCACTTCCTTACCCGCCGCCCGGGTAAACACGTCGTACCGGTGACGCAAAGGGCTTTGCGTGATCCGCAACTCTTTGGCGATCTCCCGGGTGCTGTGCGTGCGCAGCCAGTTGGCCGTTTTGCGCAGCGCCCGAGCCGCAGCGAGGTCGAGATCCTTACGCAACCGATTAAGGATCTCGGGCACCGCCGCGAAGCCCGCCGACATATCAAGATTTAGTTGGAAGCCAGCCATGCGATTTTCCGTCTAAGGCACGGGCCTCGCGGTCACCGTATGGCACCAGTGTCAGCAGCGTGCGCAACCGACCGAGAGGCTCGTCGTCAACGATCGAATACTCAGCGTCATCCGCCACCAACTTGGTGCCGGGCAGATCCGCCGGCACCTCGTCGTTTGGCAACTGCAAAAACCGCTGATTTGGCCGGGCCTTGACCTGCGCCGCCGACTTGACGTTGCTGGTGCGCTGGATACGCCCGCTGGCCACCGGCGCACCCCACATGCCATTGACCGAGCGAGGCGCCTGGCCAGGCTCGATCAGGACAACGATGCAACCGAATTCGTCAGGGTCGAAAAAGCTATCGAAGTCATCGTCTCCGATCATTTCGCCGCCTTAGCGGCAGCCTTTTTAGCCTTTTCCAGCTCGGCAACTTCCTCGACCAGCTTGGCCTTACCTTGCTCGAGGCTTTCGACCTCGCTGGCCAGCGCGGTCTTACCTTGTTCCAGGGCCTCGAGCTCGCCCGTCAGTTCCTGCTTAGCACGCTGCAGATCGTCAACATCGATGGTCAACGTGCCCTTGGTTACGCCCAGCGCACCCACTTCATCCGTAAGCGCTTGTTTTTGACCCGCCAGCGCGGAGAGTTCGGCTTGCGCCGCAGGTAAATCGGGATCATCCGTCACACCCCCACTGGCACCGCCGCGAAACCGGGCGATTTCTTCGTCGGTTGCATCGCGAGCGATGCCGCCGGCAACCATTGCGTTACGCCCGTTTCGGTCAACCTCGACCAACGTGCCCTCTTCCTTGTGATCACCGCCCAGGAAGGCGGCGCGCAAAAGCATCACCAAATAGCTAGCCGCTAGAAATTCCATGCTGAAACCTCAGTTTTTACGCAATAAAAAAGGGGCCTAAGGCCCCCTCAGCGTTACAACAGCGCCAGGCCTTAAGCCACCTTCTTGCGAAGGCAGCTGAAGGACTCAAGGCGGCGCGCCTGGGTGTCAACGTCTTGGAAAATACGCAGCACCAGGCCATCAGTGCCGGCCTTGGTCGACTTGTCGACGTTCAGATCCAGCACACCCCACAGAGCGGTGATGATCTGCGACCAGTCACCATGCAGCCAGGCGTCAGCCGGCATCTGATTGGTGGCAAAGGCGCGGTAGCCGTTGACGTTGTTGTCAGCACCCCACAGACGCTCGCCGGTATTGGCGAACACTTGCGTTTTCTTCGCCACGCCACGCTGCGTTGGACTGGTCAGATACGCCATGCCGGCCTCGTCGGCGTTGGAATTGGCGATCATGGTTTCCATGTCGACGATGTGATCCCAATCGACTTTGCTGTCGTAGGTCAGGCCTGGCAAACCGACTTGATTGAGCAGGCCCAGCGGCTGATTGTTCAACCCGGTGCCCTTCAACTGCGCCGCATCGATGGCAACAGCAATGCCCTCGATCATGTCTTGGCGCATCAGGTTTTCAACCGACAGGCTCGACTGTTTGCGCAGCTTGCGGGTCACCGCGATCGCGCCGGCGATGGTCTTGGGGGTCAGGCTCAGCGTCGAGAAGTCGAAGTCGGACAGATCCGGCTCCTCGTCTTCGTCCAGCCAGTAAAAGTTGGTGCCGTTGGTTTTTCGCGGGATCGCAATATCACCCACCAGGCCGCTCAGCACGCGCGCGCCCAGGCGACCAATCATTGCCTTGTTGCGCAACGTATCGGTGAATTGATCGATGCGCAGATCGGTATCAACCAGCACGCCGCCCTTGCCTGGCGTTTTCTTTTCGAGCTGACGCTGAAAAATGGTTTCGTGCGGCACGAACAAGCCGCGGGCTTCCTTTTTCGATGCATCAGCGATCGCCAGGGAGATCGAGCGCTCAAAGCCGGCATGCTTCCAGTTACCGGTGGCCATCGCCTCGATAGCACGCATCATCGAGTACGACTGCAATTCTTCCTTCTGGACGCCCAACTTCTCCATGTTCTGACCAGGGCCGAGGAAGCTTGGCAGGTCGCGGGCGTTGTCCTGAGGCTGTCGAGGCTCCAGGGGTTGAGGGTTCAGATTCGCCAGAATGGCGGCCGTGGTTTGCTCTACAGTCAAACCGCGCTGAATCGCGTCATTCGCCAAAGCACGCTGACCGTGGGTTTCACCCAAGGTCATGATGTCGGCAACACGACGGCGCTCGTTTGCAACAGGATCACGCGGGACCGCTGCCAGGCTGCGCTGGCCCTCGACGGTCGACTGCTCTTGCGTTTGCTCTTCAATTTCAGGGGGCATTTCATGGCCTCGAACGGTAATGATGTGTTTTTCGGTAAGGGAACGGCCTTTACCCACCGTGGGATCAGCCGGGACGGAAACGATGGAAACCTCGTAGGGCTCCCAACTGATTGCGCGGTAGCGCTCGGCCCCATCCGGGCCGTACTCGGGCACAAAGAGGTGCACCAAATAGCTCAGCGACACGTTGACCTTGATGTCGTCGACGACATCGAGCCAGATCAGCTCCGCCGCAGGATTTTTCGAGAAGCGGACCCGAGCACGCAACCGGCCATCAGAGCCAAGCCAGCAGGCTTCGACGCGTCCGATCTGCGCTTTTCGGTCGTGGTTATCGAGCAGTGGCGCCCGATTCATCCGCGAGAGATTGATCGAGCTCGGCGAGTGATCGAGAACCTCGATACCGCCGATCTCCTCCCGGAAAACCGGGTATTCGCTCGAGATCGCCACCTCGACGGTGCGGCGCTCGAGGTCAATGCTTGAAAGGTCGATTTCAAGCTCTCGACTGACTGGCCCACCTTCTAACTGGCGCTGCAATCCGAAATTTGGATCAGTCTTCGTCGAGGAGACTTTGTTCTTCGGCACTTACCGGCTCCTTTTTGGCTGGGGCCGCATCGACCGAAGGCAACAAGCCCCGGCGGCGCAGCTCTTTTTGCTCACGCTCGAGCTCGTCCCAATGATCGTCAGGGTCCTCGCCGCTTTGGCGGACGTAGTAACCGATCGATTTGGTCTTGTTGCCGATGCTTTCGCTGGCCGCCTTGCTGTCCTTGAGCGGGTCCACCCAATCCCAACCGCGTGGAATCCAGCACAGATCCGAACAGCGCTCAAAGCTGCGTGGCGGTATAGGAATGGCGCCCTTCAATTGCGACATGGCGAGCCAAGTGGCACCCACCCGATCGAGAAACGAGCTGATGACGAATTGCTGGGTCGACTTGTAAAAGTCGCGCTCGTCGAGCTCACCGCTTCGCAGGCTCGAAAAGCTGACCCCCTCGAGGTCGTGGGCAAGGCGGTTGTAGCTCGGCCCAAAGCCAGCAGCGATGCCGCGCAAGCTCTGCTTGGTGAACGGCGCGAACTGCGTCGGGGAATTGCTCGGCAAGGGCTTGAACTTGATCCCGTAGGGGAGCAGCTTGCTCACGCCCGCCTCTACCCCCTCCTCGATCTCGCCGTCGTCCTGCTCGTCATCACCTGGCGGCTCAAGCCATTCGCCGTCCTGCTCGTAATGGCCGGTGACTTTCGCCTGCATCTCGGACTTGACCAGCTCCGCGTGGCGGTACTCGTCGAGGTGATGCAGCTCGACAGCCGAGGCGTGGGTCCATGTGAAGCCGCGCGCCTGATGCGGACGCCAGGGCTCGAACGTGTGAATCAACTCGCTCGCCGGCACGCGCTCATAACGATCCTCTGCGCGCTGATAAACATCGCCAGGGTGGTCACGCAACAGCCAATAGGCGATCGGGCGCTCCCATCGATCACGCTCAACACCCATACGGATAATGTTGCCGTTATCGAGCAGGCTATTTAGATCTGAATCAAGCCGGTCGATTTCGAGGATCTGCAATGCAAACCCCCAACGGTTGGGCCAGTTACGCACCAACCGAACCATGATTTCGCCGTCACGCGCGAGGCATTCGACCCACAGATTCATAAAGGTCGTAAAGCTGTACTGCCCCGTTACGTCACAGTTGCCAAGCTTGCAAAACTTCTTGTATTCCTTCTCGATCAGGCGGCGCATTTTCCGATCAGGAGCGCCGCTGGCCATCACCGCCTTTGATTGCAAGGTGATACCGAACGCGCCAATCACGTTTTGCTTTAGCAGCCGGTAAAAGCGCTTTGCATACGGGCTATTGATCGACTGCTCTCGAGCTCGAGCACGCAACGTCTGGTGATCGCGGTAGATCTCCTGATTCGCATCCGCGCTGGTGGTCCGCATATCCCAGCTATTCGTCAATCGGCCCCGTTGAGCCGCCGTAAAACTGCGCTTTCCGACACTTGCACCGAGCTCAGGCTCAACCCGCGCCGCTCTCGGCGGGGGTGGAGCGATCGCCGAAAACATCCGCTGGAAAAACTTCATGGTCAGAGCCTTACTTTGATCTTGCGACCAGTCGGGCCGCCCGGGCGGCGTTGATTGCCAAGCTCACGCTGGTACTGCATGCGGAGCTCACGAAGGCGCTCAACCGGGATACGGTCGAGACGCTGGCCATCGATCTCGTAACTTTGCTGATCTTTCGGGATGCGCTTTTCGAGCGCCGTCTCGATCAGCGCGACCATGCGCGCGGCGTG